TTATTGATTATTCTTGTAGAAATCCATCAAGGCTTTTAACGCTTTAGGTTTAGACAATCCCATCTGTTCGCATAATGCTTTGAATTCTTCAACCTCTTCTGCATCAGCTAACATTGAGATCTGTTTCTTGCCCCCTTCCTCTTTTTGCTTTCTTCGCCATTCTGCAGCCGTTTTGGCTCTTAATTGTTTGCTATGCTCTGTATTTGAATTTGACATCTTTTTACCTTTGTTTTATATTTGGGAACACCTAGCGAGATGCGAACTCGCTAGGCTTTTGTTTACTCTAGTAAGCGTATTGACTTACTAAAAGCAGAACAACGAGAATGATGATTTGATACGCTTTCATCTTTCTGTTCCCTTTTATGATTGCCCCGTAGCTGAACAAGTCGGGGCTTTCTTGTTTCTAGCACCTTGCTAGATGGTTGCTATTATATCATATGATATAAATGAAACAAGCAATTTTTACAAAAAAACCGTAAATATTTTCGTATTTACGGTTTTGTTTTGTCGCACCTATGCCACAATTGGCGACAACCTCGCCTTTGCATTATTTGCCCGTTGGGCTTGACTTCGTGCCTGTCCTTGTTGGTCTGGAGGAGGCGAACCCCTGTGCGTATGGCTTGCCAGTGTTTGTCCCATATCTGCTACAATCTGCAATAATTCTTCTAGAATAGCCCAACCGTTCACACCCTCTGAGCCCGTCCACACGGTCTGCCCTTTCTGCTCTAACTTCCCTTTAGCGATAAGTGAGGCAACACCTTGCACACGTTGAGTAAAATCCCCGCCTGTGCCTTGCACCGTATTGCCTGCCGTCACGCATTCGCTATCACCTAACACGTGCGTGGTTTTCTTCCCGCCTACCGTAGTTTTGGCGTTGCCTTCTACAGTTTTGACCGCTTGCCCAATCTCTTTCTGCTCGCTGTCGGTTTTAATTGTGCGGTGGTAAGATTTCTCGCTAATCGTCTGATCGGTCTCTTTGTGCATATTCCCTGCGCTATCAGTGCGTTCAAATACCTCGGGGCGTTGCTGTCTGAGCATTTCGCCTTGTTGCACATTCGGCAAGGTTTTGCCCTGTGGGTAGAAATTTCGCACAATCGGCTGATCGGGTCTGCCGTTTACAAAGCCAAGTTCTACCACCGTGCCGACTTCTGGAAAGGCGAAATCCCCACCCTGTGAAGCGGTAGAGGTCACGGGCAAAGGCACCGCCGAATAAATGGGCACGCTGCCCGCCTCGTTGCCGTCTTCGTCTAACAGTTGCACATCAACCGCATATTTTGGACGGAATGGGTCGGATACATCACCCGCTTGGGAGGGGTCGGCAATTCCGATCACTTTTGCCATTTTCGGCAAGTGATAACCACCTGCCAATTCTGGGAATTCCCGCTCCATTGCTCTGCGTTCTGGGCTTTTCTGTTTTGGCTTGCCCGCTTGGTTTAAGTCTTGCCATTCCAGCAAATAATTTTCACCCTCTAGCGTGATTTTATGCACCCGTTTGCCATTGATTACCGTACCCGGGCGAATTTCTGCATCAATCGCAATCTGCACCGCAGTAGCACTCTGCCCGAGGGTTTCACGGTGGTCTAGCTCAATTTCAAACTCTGCCCATTGTGAATCTTGCCAACTGCCCACAAATACGCCCCCGTCGTTATCCTGTTGCCAAACATAATCGGGAATATTGAACAACCGCCCTAAATTATTCAACATCTGATAGCCGTTGCCCGAATGGGTGAAATTCGGGATCGGGGTCGTTGAGTAAGGTTTATCAGGGTAACGGAAATTCAGCCCGCTACGACGGCTTAATTCAGTACAAACATCAGCCAGCGTGCAATGGCGTGCAGAATAGTAAAAATCTCGCTCAAAAATTGCTACCCGTTCACGAACGAATAACCGCTTGTAGCCATTTTGTGCCGTATGCTCATTTTCCACAAATCCTGTGAACCAGGTGTAATAGTCCTCTTCTGTGCCTAATTCAAATTCGACTAATTTCCCTACGCAAGGGGCTGTCGTTTCCACGGTAATAAAGCCCCGCCCGCTGTTGGAAAGCTCCAGCACTAACCGCTCATCAACAAAATGCACGGGGTTGCCGTCTAAAATCACATTTTTAAGAATCCGCATCTTATTGACCTACTACGCCTGTTTTCTCTAACCAAATATCAAAGCCTGAACGTGTTGCCCCTGTGTCTTGCGTAACGCCAGCATTGCTACTTGTGCCCGCATTTCCACCGCTTGCACCTGCCCCCGTGCTTTTCGCCTTGCTATCTACTTGCTTTTTCGTTTTCGGCTTCGCCTGACGGTTTGCGGTTTTCTCGGCTACAGAGTTAACCTCTTTCAAACTAAACGACACACGCCAGCCCATCACATCTTGCTCTTGTGCGGAAACTTCGCCATCAAACACCCCTTCACGCATATTCACCGCCTGTGCGGTAATATTGCTGATGCGGTATTTTACCTGTCCGCCCTTACCCTCGGCTTCGGCAAGTTTAAACAAGGTTTTCAGCCAATCTGCATTACGGTAAGGAATCACCCCCGTCACCGAAAGCGTTTTGCTTTTCACACCTTTTTCGGCTTTTTTAGTCGTGGATTTCTGCCCGCTCATATCCTCGTTTTCACGGTTTACGCTGACATTCGCCCGAAACTCCCGTAAGTAAATCGGCTGACCGTTTAATGCCAACTGAATGGCTGGCAAGTTGTCTTTCTCATTCTGTTTTCTGATTTCGCTACCTGTTGTTATGCTCATCTGTTGCCCTCAAAAGTTGTTGTAGCCCACTCAAATTTTCCCCCACGAAAAACATTAAAAAACTGTAAACATTCTCAGCCGTGGGGATATTCTGTTGTAAATTCTGTGCAATCACATCTAACTGCCCTTGTGCTTGAAATGCCCATATCTCAAGCGGTCGCATTTCGCTGACCTTTTGCAAAAAGTCGGCATTGGCTTGTTCACGGGCTTTTTTCACCGCTTGTAATTGGGTAATCAGGGCGAACGGATCAAGCACATCGGTGTGAAGACTGTCCATCATTCGCCCAAGTGTCTGTTCCATCATTCGCCCAATTGTGGGGGTTAAATCGCTCACAGCACCGAATGCGGGCGAGCTAACTACGGGCATTTTCACCATTTTCGTGGTCTGCAGGTTTTCATAGGCTTTGGCATAGCTTAACGCCTGCTTCACTTCGCTATAATCCAGAATATGGGCAAGCTGTGCCAATTGCTCAATGAAAATCTCCGCCGTGGTTGTGGTCACCAACACGCCCACCACTTGCACCGTCTCTTTAGGGCGAAAAGGGTCGGCATAATCGCCAAATTTTGCCGCAATCACCTTCGCCGCATTTTCGGGGGAAAGGTATTTCCCCGATGCCTCTTGTTTGCCGTGTGTCCAGTTATGCACGGCGATTTTAGTGCCAGATAACAAAAAAGAGGCGTTACCGCCTCTTGTGTTTGTTGTCGGCAATTGTAAATTACATCTTTGCCACATATTCATTCTACAAATTGAAAGTAAACGCTTTATATTCCCCATTATTAATGGCAATGCCGATTTCCATTTTCTTCGGTGTGCCCCCTATGTTTTCAGCAACCTTTTCAAGATCTAACACGCCAGGGGCTTGTGTTTCATCACCATTTACCCAAATTCTGCGATTTGGTTCTGCAGGGTAGCTTGAGTCAATGAATTCGTGTTCTTCATTTTCATCAGTTTTCATAAGTCTCAACTGCATAGCTTCATAATCACTATTAATTAGTCTAGAAATGCTTCGACCATTTTCCAATTCCCCCGAAATCATGAAATCACGCAAAATATTGCCTTCTCTTGTGAAGGTTACATCGGTAATTTTAACGATTTTTTTCCAATCTACGATTCTTGTGTTCTTATAAGCTTTTGCTTGAATAGGCTGATAATTCCATAATTCGACTTTAACCGCACTTGATTCATACCCACTGAATGTTAAGATGCCTTCTTCAGAAACCGTTTTCCCGTCTTTAGTCTTCCAACCAGCATAAGCTTTGCCCACATCAACAGAGGCTTCCACCTGGTTGCCGTCCTGTATAATATCACCCTGCTCAAATTTCACTTTGTCTTTCTCACGAACTTCACCCGTGCCGATCATCACATCAAAGCAAACAACAGACTTATCGCCCATCACAGGGATTTCAGTATTGACACCATCCACCCACCAAACGCCATCTTTAATCTGTGCGGTTTGATTCGTTTCCGTGGTCGGCTTATTGGATAATTGCCCTATAACCTCTGTTAATGATTTAATCGCTTTTGTGCTTTCAACGGTTTTCTCCGCTAACAATGTTAATGCTTCAACATTTGTCATCTTCTTTGTCATACTTATTACTCCTCATTTAATTTAGCCATCACGGCTGCAAGGTCATTACCGCTTGTTGTGCCTAAGAAATCTTTGATTTCTTGATCGGTTGCTTTAAGCGTGGTAATGCCGCCTTCGTTGGCTTGCACACGTTGCTCAAGTGCTGTGTGGTTGGCTTCTGCTTGCGTTAATCGGCTGCCTAAAGCGGTAATTTTTTCGCCCAATTCGGTAATGTTATTGCCCACTTTTAATTTTAACGCTTTGATTTCAGCAACCACGATTTCAAAGGCTTTTTTAATGTTGGTCGCTTGTGCGTTCTCTGTCGGTTGTGTCATTTTGTGCTCCTTCTTCAACACGGAATAATTGCGTAATATACGCTGGCAAGTCTGCCAATTGAGGCGGCTCAAGGCTCATCAGCCATTCTGATTCTGTGCCTGTAAAGCCTGCTTTCACAGCTAACTGATAAGCACTCAAGCCATCCGCACCCGTTAAGCCCTGATTGCCTTTTAACTGCACTCTGAACTTATTACGTTCTGGGCATTTCCCGACATTTTTCGGGATCGGTTGTTCACAGTCGCAATGATGCTCGCTACTCGTGCCGTTGGTTGCCGTGAAGCTAGGGCGTGAATATAGTTTTTCCATCTTTCCTCCTAATTCTGCCCGTAAGCCTGGGTAATATCGTTCTCAAGGCTAAACACACCTTGAGCAATCGTTTTAATTTTGCCGTTGGGGTCGGTTAGCTGTAAGTCAAACGCTAATTTCTCCCAATCTGCTTTCTCGGTGTAATGATGCGGTATATGGATGAAGATTCTGCCTTTTGCCGTGGTTATCTCGCCTGTTTTGCTTGAAAGATGCCAAACAAGCTCGTCTGTTATAACATCGTAACAATCTGCATCAATACGGTAGCCGTTAAAATCCGCATATTTTCCCCGCTCATCAATCACTTCAATGATTGCCGTTTCGTCATCGCCTTGATAGAGTGAGATGTTGAGTTGTGGTAGTTGGTTGGTTGTTGTCATCTTTAAATCCTCACTAAACAAACATACACATATTTCTGGGCTCGCTGATAATCTGAGGAAGGTAAATTTTCATTGAAACGTTCGAAATTATAGCCAGATAGCTCCAGGTTAAATACTTTGTTTGCTTCAATGATTTGCTTATTTCCTTCTCCACCCAACAAAAATCGTCTTCTATATGGTTTTGCAGGAATATTAATTCTGAAGTCAAACGTGCTGGTATCTACATAGTCTTCTTCACTTCTTGAGCTTTTGCTTTTATTAACGGTTAACTTTCCTTCATACCATTCAAATATTGATGTTGTTTCAGTTCTCATACTCTGTATGCCTTGCGTAAATTGTGCTGAAATATCTGTTTTTATACTCTCTACCTTTCTTACCGCTTGTTCTACTTTTTCAGAAAGTGCCTTCCCCTGTCTTGCCGTTAACGCCTCATCTGTCGCATTTGAAGTTAAACTATCATTCAACTTTACTACGCCCGCTATGCTGGTGCTTGCTTTGTCAATTTCGTGCGTGTGTCCATTCTGATCTGTCACGTTGCTCGTGCTTGCCGTAATTTTCTTTGGCGTGGTTTTGCTTAGTGCATTTGCGGCAGTATTTTGTGCTGTCGTGGTGCGACCGCTTAAGCTATCAATTAAGCCTTTCAGCGTGTCATAGAGTCGTTTACCTACGCTCGCAGTCAGTGCTTTGCTGTTGTCGTGGGTTGTCCAGTCATCGACCAATTGCACCACGCCTGATTGCGTGGTGCTTGCCTTGTCAATCTCGTGCGTGTGCCCTGAGCTATCTGCGGTATTGGTTGTCGTTGCGGTAATTTTTTTCGGCTTCATCTGTAAAAACTTATCCGTAAAATCAAATTGCCACGCTTTCGCCTGTGTTTGAATGTTGGTAAGCGTTTTCGCATTGTTAACCTGCAGAATAATATTGCGAGTTAAGGCGTTGCCCTGCTCTTCCGCTTTGGTGCGAGTTTTGACAATATCACCTGTATAAATTGCCACACCTAGCACGTTTTTAGCCGAATTGACTAGCCCCACAAAGTTAAAAGTGAAATCGCCAATTTCTGAGCCAAGTGTTACGCTATACACCACTTGATCGTCTGCGATGTAGCCCGTTTGTTGAATGTTTGCCGTGTGTTTAATCTGATCAACGGTTGGCATATTGTTAATATTTGCCAACGTGGCATCATTTAAGCCGCTAATGTGGGCAAAAATAATCTTGTCAAAAGTCACGGTTTCATTGCGTGCCACCGATTGGGCAACGTAACTTTTTAATGCGTTGGTTGCTCTTGTGCTTGCCATTTGTTCCTCTAAACTTTCGCTGTGTTGTAGTAATAAATATGTTGAATTGAACCGCTTGCGACTTCAAAATCCACACCAGACACAAGCACATATTCGTAACGTCTGCAGGTTCTGCCATACTTGCGTACAATGGAGGTGAGTAGTGCTGAATTGCCCGAAACTTGCTCATCCGTTAATTTAAGCCGTATCACATCCCAATTCACTTCGTCAAATCGCTCAATCAGTTCAACCTGTCCGATTCCTAGTCGCTCAAAAATTTTCTTAAAGCCTGCGACACTGCCCGCATCTTCGGCGTTAATGTAGGCGTAATGCACCCGCTTACGGAATAAGTCCAACGGTTCGTCTTTAAAGCGTTCAATATCACGCTGATAAGCGATGAGATGCACCAGCCATTCAGGAGCGGTCAATACATCAAATATCTGTAGCGGGAATTTCACCAAGTTCAACCCCACCGCCCACCATTTTTCGAAGAGGCTTTTGACTTTGCTCACTTCCTTGTTGTTAAACCAAAAAGGTAATTTAATCTCAATCATCGTTTTACTCTGCCAGTGTTAAATTTAGCGTGCCAATGGTTGGAATATTCAAGGCGTTCACAATATCGCCTTGTTCCCACACAATAGATTTAATTTCGGGGAATTGCTCGTGAATTTCCTCGCCTAACTTCGAAAATGAAAAGCGTTGATAAGGGTGCGTTTTCGTAACTGGATAAGTCGCATTTTCACGGAAAGCACAACGGATCATCTGCTCTACTTCTTTTTTAATTTCCGCCTTGCGTAACTGGCTGATCCCATCCGCTGAGCGGAAATACAATGCCACCCCAATGTTATGCACCACTTCTGGCATTTTGAACGCCCGAATATCATCGCCATGCCCGTGATAACCTTGCTCATTTAAATAACGATTGACTAAATCAATAAACGGCTGACTGTTTACGCCTTTGTCGAGCAGTAAATAAATATTTGCCGTGCCAGGCCCACGGGGTGCATCGTGTAAGATGTAAATGCGGTCAATGCTGATGCCTGCAATTTCAGCCACGAGCGACTTATACACGCTGTCAATGTGGTGCTTGCCGACACTGGAGAATTTCGCTCGGTAGCGATTTCGCAACTCTTCGTCACTTTCCCGATCGGCACCTGCCACGCTTAACCAATCTTCTTCGTTTCTTGCCTCTTTAATCCCTGAAATCGCTTCAGGTAAAATGCAGTAATAGCCGTTGGCAAGGTTGTAACCTGCCCCCGCCTCTTCTGCGGTAACAGGGACTTTGCCGCTCAATTTTCCCCGTTCAATGGCTGTGTCTTTATCCACAATCAAACGATAGACTTTGTTATTAATCCGCTCAGTTTGCACAATCGTGCCTTGTTTCACGGTGACAACCATATTGGCATCTGCTTTAGTAAAAGTCACAAATCCTTGCGTTTTGCTTGCCTCTTTAAAATCAAGCCCCACGCTCCACGCCTGAATTTGTAGCCATTTCCCTTTTGCCGTTTTCACAAATAAATTGGGTAACACTTCATCAATTAAATAATCGGTAAGCCATTTCACAGGCTTCACCGCAACCGCCGTGACCAATCGCCAAAACGGTGAGTAGGGCGACGTGTTGGTAATAAAATTTTCTTTTGCGGTTAGGTTTTCAAATTCTTGTTTAATGCCCGTTTCTGTGGTGGGGATTCGGCTCTCTTCAAGAAGTTGTTTAAAATTTTCGCTCAT